GCTTTCTCTAATTCATTGATTGGTTCCATAGAGCTCCAGTTTATCTGCAACAAATTTCCTAATGTACTCTCCGAGCAGTTTGATGTACTTTGCTTTGTTGTATTCTTCGTAGACGACACATTCTCCATTTTCACAAGCCATAATGATTACAAGTTTTTTTACTGATATGTTCTTTAGTTCATACAGCATACATCCATACCCCATTGCTTGGACAAAGTAGTGCTCAATCCAATCTCTTGGTTTGGGTTTCTTAGATGTTTTAAAGTCGATTATTGCTAACTCACCATCATAATCTGCAATGCAGTCAACAGTTCCAGCAATACCTAGTTGCTTACTATATAGGGCACCTTCCAGAGCGTGAATATTATCAATTTTATCTAATTCTGGTTTTGATATCTTAAATAAGAAATCTGATAATGGTTGTACTTTCGGAAGTTTCTGATCATTTTTTAGATAATGCTCAGTAAGTGTGTGCATATCTGTTCCACGAGATGTGGCTGCCTTAGTAATTTTATCTGCTGTCTCAGTTCCAACTCTCTTTCTCCAATCAATAAAAATCTGTTTATTATAGTGACTAGTGATAGATGTGATTGAGACTAACTTAATTAGTTCCTCCTCATCAGGTATTTTATAGTATCTTACACCATCTATGGTCTCTCGATCTAGATGTGGTAACTCTATATCTACGTGTTTAAAAGTCATGCCAGACAACCGCCCTGCGTTCATAGTATTCTTGATTAGGTTGTTCAATGTAGTAGTACAATGCTAATGAATATCTTTCAATATTCGGTGGTGTTTTTAGAGGAATTGGATGACCATGCACTGATTTATCTGATAAAGTAAAAATCACTGCTCGATTGAATATTGGTTCAATCTTTTTAGCACATTTCTTACTATCCATATCCCACAATTCTAAACATCCCTCCCACTCACGCATCCAATTTGGATTCAAATATAATAATAAATTTAAGACACGAAAGTGATTTGTTTGTGGATGAATATTAAAATCAACATGTAGTGATAATTTACCACCTGCCGATATTCGGTGTGCTCCTCCACCTGCAAAATTAGGATCACCTTTTAGACCTTTAATTCCTGTAAGATCCTCAAGGTATGAGAGAAAAATATTAGAATTAAAATACTGTATAGTATGATATACAGTTGGAGTTTTATATTGTAATTGTATTGAACTTTCATGAGACCAAGGTGTATAAAATTTATTCACCTGATGATCTCTCATGTATGCATTATTGGAACTTTCAGTCGCCCAATGATCAGTAGTCTTAAGTTCGTTAAAACACTGAGTTGCAGTATTTGAGTTAATAAAATTATCTAAGACAATATGTGGAAATGGTCTTGAGTTTAGGTAATGATAATTTAACTTTGCACCTATTTCATAATCACTAAAAATTTGCATTACATACCTGATTGTAGTTTTGCAACGATATATTCTTTGACCAATCCAGACCTAACAATATCATTAACATCAAACTCTATTATATCAAAAGAAACCATTTTTCGCAAGATGTTCATGAAGTCCACAATTCCATTTCTATCGTTAGTTTTAGTAAGATCTGATTGAGTAGCATCTCCACAAAAACATATTTTACTATTTTCACCTACACGAGTTATGATACTATCTAACTCATGAAAATTAAGATTTTGAAATTCATCAACTATGATGATCGCATTGTCTAAAGTCGTTCCTCTTATAAAAGATGTGCTCCAAAATTTAATTGTTTCTTGTGATCTAAGATTACCATATAACATTTCAAAATCTGCATCAGAGGGCATCTGAAACATATATTTAACCATGTGTTTGTAAGGTATTTGATATATGTCTGCCTTATCTTCATGATCACCTGGTAAGAATCCAATCTCACGGGTGCTAACCAGTGATCTCACAATATAAACTCTCTCGTAGGGTGTTGTTTCATCTAATACATCTTTCAATGCTTTGTAAAGTGTAATAAAAGTTTTTCCTGTCCCTGCAACACCATATGCAACAACATTTTTTTGTTGATTATAAGAATCAAACAAAACTTTCTGATTATCAGTCAGAGGACTAATATCAACGAGATATTCATTATTAATAGGTTTCTTTTTTCTCATTTGCTTTGCTGTATAACCTATACCGATTGGTTCGGATTTTCTTTTACGAGGCATTATAATTTCTTAACCCTCGACCCTGCAACTTTTCCTGCTCTTCGGAGAACATCATTCCAACCAGGTTTGCTCTTTCTTAACTTATCTTTCCATTCCCCAACTTCTCCTACACCAGGCATCGTTGATGGATCTGAATAGTCACGAGTCCAATCAGGATTATCCTCTCTCCACTGATCCCAATCATTCACACTCATCACAACTTCTTTCTGTTCACCAGTTTCTTTATTAATAACAGGATATGTAGCCATAGTATTTTAATCGGTAAATTTATTTAGAACCTTACTCCAAGGGTTAATAAGCAAAGATACTCTTTTTCCTGTAAATGGTTCAACATAATGAAATGTCTTAGGTGGAAAAATGACCAATCTATTCTCCTTTGGTGTTATTATATCACATTCTAGGTGTAATTGTCCACCCTGTAAATCTTCCACAACTGGATAATATACCATAGAACATAAAGGAAAGTGTAAAACACCCTTTTGCTTCAAAAAATCTTCATCTTTATCATAATGCCATTCAGATGGTCTTGAGTTATTCTGTGTCCAAAACTCGTATCCCACACAAGAAGACATATCGTAAAAATTTGACGCTATATCAATAAATTTGCAACAAAAATCTTGAAATTTGTGATTTTTTTCAAATGTACACCATTCTTCATTTATATTCTCATCTTTTAGAATATCTTGAATTTCGACTTTAACAGAGTCTATATTATTGATAACATTATCAAGTATTATTACCACTCAAGTGCCTCTGAGACCGTAGGAAACTGCACTTTAAATATATCCTTACAAGCATTTGCAATATCCATGTGCTCTTTTTGTGTTCCATGTCCAGAACGCAAATCAATATAATGAACCCACGATCTGACACTACCAGACATATAGATGCGAGTTGGTGTTGCTAAGGGTAGTACAAATCTAGCACATTCTTTTGCTATGCCCTCTCTTAATAATTCATTATACAAATCCATGCCTTCATTGAAATATTGTCTAATCCTCTCTTGTAGAAATTTAGTTTGTTTTTCTGGAATATCGTCAATACTATTCTGACGATTTTTTGTGTCCTGTCTCCTCAAATCTGGTAGGGGTATATTTGCGTCTAATAAATTAGTATCTGCATATCTTTGACTAAATTCTTGAAAAGTGAAAGAACGATGTCTTAATATCTGTGCAGCAAGTCCTCTTGTAGTGTTAATTTCAAGAGTCATAAATGCTTGCTCAAAAATTGACCAATGTTGATGTTTTATGCAGTATCTTAATAGACCAGCGTAATTTTCATTGTCCTGATTATTAGGATTACTTACACGAGCACAATATGCCATGTGCTTTTCAGCATCAGGTGATACACTTACAAGAGATACGTTCATTTAAATCCTTTAGATGTCTTTTCTTCAATTATTGCTAGTTCATTCTTAGCGGTTTTCAATTGTTCTTTGATCAATTTAAGTTTATCTTCATCATAAAGTTCTCTTTTCTTCAAAAGTCTCTCAAGTAACTTAATCAATCTTTTTGCTCTGCTAGTCTCGTTCATTCATCATCCTCAAAAATCTCATCATAACCTAAATCGTGAGGTTTTGACCTTTTTACCTCTTCATAAGTATCCATAGTCAAATATGCATCAGTATCAGATAATACTTCTGCCTTTATATTGTCCACAACTAATTCAAGTTGACGAACTAGTAATTTAAGTTTTTCTCTGTCCATTACTTTTTGAAATATTTTTGAATTATGTCTATTTGATCCTGATATTTTGCAATCATGTCTAATTCACCCTCTATCGCCTCTACAATATTTGAGTGTTCTCCAATACCAACAGGATTAGCCAAATATACCTCAACATTTGCTACATGTTTTTGAATGTCTCCTTGTGCATGAGCAAGAAGTGCTTTGATCAACTGTTCTCGCATAGTTCTTTGTATTTCTACTAATTATAACACAAAAAAAGAAGGGGTACAACCCCTTCGTTTTATTTTCCATATAGAAACTTAACTTCAGCAGTTATGATTGTGAGAAAGATAGCAGACGCTATGCATATCTCTAATGTTTCAATCACTTAAGACTTGTAAGTTCTTTTTCTGTTCTTACACCACGGTAAGTTAGATCGACCTTGTTAGTCTGCTTTGCTTTGTTTCTATCGGTGTCATACTTAACACCACGGTATGTGACTTGTGCCATCGGTTTTCTCCTGTAGTAATAGGGATTTTTAGCCCCGTTCCTTCAGTCGGCATTTGCGTCCCCGTAGGGATGAACGAACCCGTTCCGTGTCGGCTTACTTGCGTCTTATGGTTCAAAATCGCATTCTTCTTCTACTTTAGTTTTAAAGTAGTTTAATAAATCTAACTTTGATCGTTCATCAAGATATTGATCTTGTCGAACCTCTGAAGCTAGATCTTTCCACCCATCACATTTAATAGTCCAATGGACTGGTTCATGGTTAGCGAGTAGAAGTGGTAAAAAAATGCCCATAAGATGAACGTAAAGGTATGTTAGCATACCCTAACTATTTAGTCAAGTAGTCTGTAGTTAAAGTTACAGAAAACCCTACAGGTCAAAAATTTGGCGGGATTTTTTTTGCGATATTTTTGGAATTACTTTCGCTTTTTGGATTTGGATGGACTTTTGTATCCCCACATAGCAGGTTTAATATTACCACCACCATACTCTATGCTCTTTAAGTTATTTTTAAACTTATCATAGTACATATCAAATAGTTTTGTGCGACTACCTCTGGTTAGGTCATAACAATCTCTATCATTGTGAATATAATGAACTATAAGTGCATCTGTGGGTGCATTACGAGTATTGCACTCAGCTAGAGTTCCATTTTCAATTATGATTTCACAACCATAATCTTCCTTATGTGATGACTTCTCCTCATCTGACCAAGTACGATTCTTCTTATGTTTCGTATCGTTCATGCTCTATCTCTCCATTCTATATCTGGATATGCCTCTTCCACTATTGATCTAGAAATTTTATATTTGTCTTCTAAACTTTTTTCTTTTACTAAACACATTATTTCTGCTTCTAATGGATGAAGACCTGAAAGTAAATTAATAAACATACTTTCTCTACGAAGGTTTTTCATTCCATCATTACCACCCTTCACAAAATGATAAAACTTCGTGCATTCTCTACGAATTGTTGTCCTACCTTGTTGATCGGTAACACCCATGGAAAATGAACCAGTTTCATACATGCTACGGGTCTGCATATCTATTTTTTTAGATAGAGTTCCACTCGAAGAGGTTTGTTCACCATATGATTCATAAGGAACCTCGCCTGGTGGTAGTGCACTTTCTATAGCTGCATCAAAATTCCAAAGAAAAAGCATCTTTAGAGAAACATGCTCATAAGTTTTCAGAACTTCGACTTTTTTGTTTACTGATCTCTGCTTACTTGCGAGATCTAAAACTTCAAAAGCAAGAGGGTTGTTTGGTAGTTTCTTGATAGGTGTATCAACAACCTTTCTAGGTCTACCAGGTTTTCTACCCGTCTTCGTCGTCGTCGTTGTCATAATTTTCAAATCTAAATGCTACAATATCATCTGGAACTAAGTTCCCATTTTCATCAAACATCTCAGGATGTTGTCTTGGTATCTCTCGATAATTCATCATGTATTCTCTGGATACCCATCCTGCTAGTATTCCTATCACTAATGATAAGAATGATACAGGTAGTGCGAGCACTAATACGATGTCTAAATCAGACATGTTACCTCTTGTACTTGACTTATTTATAGTAGTAATTTAATTATACTCTATTATTTTATAAAAGTCAATCAAATTATTTTTTGTTCACGCAAATATTTGACTGCATCAATACAACCACCTAAATTTTTATTATCAACAACGACTTGGGGAAAAGTAGAACCCTCACCAAACTGGGCATAAAATTCCTCTCTTGTAAAATCTGTTCCTAAATCATATACCCTATGCTGAAGTTTTGCTAACTGCATTACCTCTTTTATCTTGACGCAGTAAGGACATCCCTCTCTACTGTAAACAGTAAAATTCATATTTTTAGTAAAATTATATTTAGATTAGTCAAAAAAGAATATTTGAAATAGTCTTGAATCCGTCATACTTTGACCAAAGTATTGCGATGCAGCATGAATTGATTGTGCGTCAAAGATAAACAAACGATTAAATACGTTACCTATACTATCGACTAGATCAAACTTTGTTGAATCATAATATCCTCCAGTGAAACAAGAATCAATATCACCATGTCTACTGTTTCTCATTCCATTCTTGTGAGCATACAAATTGGTGCCACATTGATATGGAGCATCAGGTGTGAGGTATATCATCGCTGCCCAAGTTTGATAATCGCAATGATAAACTAAAGCATCCTCTGCGGTACAATACTGAAATCTACCATTCATTCCATGATCTTCCCACTTCGTTATCGTAATATCCATAATCCTCTCAAACTTTTCTTTTGTGCCTGGTGCAAAAAATTGCTCCTCTGTGCGAATACCCTTATGATACTCAGGATTTGCTGAGAACTTCTGTTTAAGAGCAAACTCTCTAACAGCGTGAGGATCTTTATAAAAATCATCAACAACCCACACTGTCTTATTAGATTTTACATTTATTTGAGATGGAATAAATTTCATGCTTGATTTGCTATCTGATGTAACTCCTCACAATATTTTCCAGAATCATTATAGTGCTCCATATTAAGAAGAAAGTTAAATTGAGGAAAGGGTAACTTACGATCTGGGTTCATCAACCTATCAGTCTGTAGTTTCATGGAATCGAAATCACTTAAATCCTTATAACACTCTGCTTGAAGAACAATATGTTCATTCCTAGATGGAGCAAATTCTTCTGCTTTCATACCACAATCTAATGCCCTTTCATAATTACCACGAAGTTTGAACATATCTCCCATCGCATATAATGCAAAGTATGCTAATTCATCTATTTCTTTTGCTTTTCCTGTCTTGTGATAATCGTGTTTAAAATTTAAATATTGTCCAAAATAAAATATTGATCTTCTAGCATACTCTTTGATGTGATCCATACCTAATGGATAATCACCTAAAGTTGAATCATAATAACTCTTTCCGATATACCAAAAATGATATGGATCTTCAAGGAGTTTTCTTGTGGGGACTTTTTGTTTTTCTAATTCTAAAGCATCGGTTAGAAATTTATTCATGTCATCCCATGTTTCACCGTCGTTGGTGATAATATGTCTGAATCCTTTTGGTAATTGCTCTCTCTGAAAATTGTCTCCTACACCATCAATGTATATGCACTCATGTCTACGATCATGCTCAAATTTCCAAGCAATCTTTGAGTTCCACAACCATGTGCGGAAATATATTGAACCTGCACCCATCGCAGTCATATTAAATGATTGAATTGATGTATCATTTAAAGGTGTCCAATCAAAATCATCATCAACTTCAAGTTGCTCATCAGCATCCATTCTCAATATCCAATCACATCCATGATCAGTATTCAATGCTTTCTGTAACGTATGATCACGATTCACACCAGGATAATCCCATTCATGATTGTAAGTAAAACCAGGAATATTTTTTTCCTTATAAAACTCTTCGATGATGCTTTGAGTTTTATCTGATCCATTACATTGAACTACCCAGTAGTCAATATATTTGTATGAAGACTCAAGCATTCTAAGAATCACTCTTTCTTCATTTCCAACCATTGCATTCAAGCAAATTTTACATTCTTTTTTCATATTGAAAGTATACCAGGTAAACGTTTTTCATCTTTGATTGCAACCAACCAAGCACTTACACAAGGGATATGTGGTTGCATTTCCCAAGTATCTAGACGATAAGTTTGGAAGCGAATATCGGTATTACGGATAAATTGTGCTTTGTTTCTATCAGTGTAATACCAAAAACTATGTTCATTCCAAAAACTTACATGTGTTGGATCCTGCCATGCTCCACGACCATCAGTTGATGGAACCTCGATCATTGCCCAACCACCATGTGCTAGAACACGATGTATCTCACTCATGGTTCTGATTGGATCACGAAGATGTTCTATGATATGACTTGCATTTAATACACCGACACTATTATCTTCTAATGGGATACCAAGGTTTAAATCCCAACTAATATCAGCACCCTCTTGATCTATAGTCATATAACCAGGTCTTGGAAATAATCCACCACCAATATCAACTTTTAAAAGACCACGAAGATCCGCATCTCTTTCTGCTAATGCATATGCATTTTCATTAAATAATCTCTTAGTCTCTGTTTGTATTTTTTCATTCCGTTCCAACCAAGTATTATCTCCAGTGACTCTGTAAATATACAAAGGTTTTTTAATATGATGCATTTTAGTCACCATGTACGTGCGAATCATGAGTTCATGATCATCACAAATACTAAGTTCTTCTTTGTGTCCACCAATTTGATGATAAATATCTTTCCTCCATGATCTAACATGATCAGGAGCATACCATATGAAACCTAAACTATGACTTGATGGTTCCCAAGTTTTCATTGTAGTTAAGATTTTATCACGGAACTTATATGGGTAGTGAGTCCATCCATGATCTACGTTATATGGAACAAAGTCATCATCCCAGATTGCAGAGTCACTATAAGCGAACCCAACCTCTGGATCTTGATATGCTTTGTTTAAAAGTTGAAGACACTTTGGATCTATCAAATCATCAGAGTCAACCTCAACCAAAACATCTCCTGTGCCTTTATGAAAAGCATGATGTTTATGATATCCTACATTTTTTGATGTATTATCTGTTTCATATATAATGACTCTCTCATCCTCTTCAAATTCTTTTGGTAAAAGATCTCTTTTAATATCATTATTCAACCAAAGAATCCACTCCCAATTTGTATATGTCTGTGCAAGAATACTATCATACAACTCCTTATGATAAGGAGTATTTTTATGAGCAGGAGTAATTATACTAAACTTATGATTCATTCAAATACAATTATATAAAAATATTATAGCACCTATGTCAAGTTTTATCTACTTTTTAAATATTTATGAATTAGTTTGATAGAATCCATTACAGTAGAAAAAGTGTCCTGAAAATGTTTGAACTGCATATGTGACGTTTGAATCATTTCTAAAATATATGTCAGTTGAACCATTATGAGCAAACACATAAATTACATCTGTATGATTATTGTCTGAAATACTAATATTACCACCCCATCCAGCATCAACTGTAAATGGTAAACCCTGAACTTTAAATGAACCAGATCCACCAAGACCTGAAATTTGTAACGCCCAAAAAACTTTATTACCAATCTTTGTATACTGACCTGAATATGTGCCAGATCCTCCAGTTATAGTAGGTGTCCAAAGGCCCTCTTCATAATCATTTAAAGCGTTGGCGGTTGCGGTGTCTCCGTTGAATGTTATACCACCAGAGGATAAAATGCGAAGTTTTTCTGCAGTATTATTTGTCCTAAAAGAAATATCATCACTTTGTATATTACGAATAACAGTTCCACCATATGCTGTGTGATGACCAAATAATGAACCATAACCGCTACCCTTATTTGCACCAAAGTAACACATAGTCCCCGTTGACTCTGCAATTTGCACGGGAACATTATCATCAGTGAGAGGGGTCGTTTGAGATCCATTAGTCCTAAACAAACTTCTACCACTACTGTCGATGCGAAGTCTTGCAGAACTTGTACCACCAGAAGTTCTGGTATAAAATCTGAGTTCACCATCATCTTTATTGGATGTATCAGAACCAGCATGGAATAATATACTAGCAACTTTATTTGTGTCCCAAAATCCGTGCATTTCACCAAGACCATCATAAGCACTGGTACCTGTACCTCTGAATGATAATCTACCACCAGAAGTATTACCATTAATCTGTATAGAACCATTAGTGGGATCTAATACAGTGCTGTAACCACCAGTCATAATCCTTCCACCACTGTCGATGCGAAGTCTTTCTTGCCCATTAGATGAGTAAAATGCTTGATAAGAAGTATGACCGTTACTATCTCCTATTACCTTCCATACATTTATATTATTATTACCACCTCCACTTCTTACATTAAGTCCCCACTCATTACTAGTTCCTGTAGATCTACCTAACATCCACCAGTTACCAGAGGTAGTTGCGGCTGAGTGATCAAAAGGTTGGTTGAGGGTTGAATATTGTCCTACTAATCCTATATTGTTACTACTAAATAGAGCTGCATTATTATTATTATGAGGGTGAGAAGATCCACCATAATTAATTATGTGTGTGCCTGAAGAACTGAATATAGATTGTGCATTACTGTCTATTCGATATGCTATCGTGTTAGATGCTGAAACTCTAAAAACTAAACTACCAGAATTACTAGTTTGGTCAACATAAGAATATCCTGGTCTATCAAAAATTAATTGATTGTTTGTTAGTTGTGAATTTTGAGTTCCAGAAACATATATTCCACCAGTAGTTAATGTGCTACCAGAAAAAGTTAAACCTGATTCACCCTGTATAGTATTCGATGTTCCAGTTGCGGTAAGAACGTAATTATTTACATTACCGTTTATTGTTGCTAATGCTCCTTGTGCACCTGTGGAACCTGTTGCACCTTGAGATCCTGTAGATCCTGTAGCACCTTGAGCACCAGTTGGTCCTGTTGATCCTGTTGATCCTGATGCACCCTGAGCACCAGCATTACCTTGTGCACCTGTAGGTCCTGTTGCACCCTGAGCACCTGTTGGTCCTGTAGCACCTTGAGAACCTGTTGGTCCTGTAGCACCTTGAGCACCAGTATTACCAGTTGATCCTCCTGGACCTGTTGCACCAGCAGCACCTTGAGCACCTGTTGGTCCCATCGAACCAACTTCAACCCACTGTGCGGATGGTGATCCAGATCCGTCATCATAGTAGATACTTAAATCTCCAGTATCACTTTCCCACCATAAATCTCCAACTGTAACTCCACTTGAGGGAGCAGATGTGCTGATATGTGCCTGTGCACCTTGTAGTCCTTGATGACCCTGAGCACCTTGGGCACCTGTAGCACCAGTGTTTCCTTGATGACCTTGAGCACCAGTTGGTCCTGTTCCACCAGCAGATCCAGATGAACCAGAAGCACCTTGTGCACCTTGAGCACCTGTAGCACCAGCGTCACCTGTTCTAGCAAAGGTGATAAATATATCTGCGGAGTTTGAGAATGAAGTAACACTACCTGATACATATGCACTTGTTACTTTGAAATATCCTGATGCTTCAGTTAATGATGAAATTGTATATAAGACAAAATTATTTGGGTTAGACTGTAGTGATACTTTATAATGACCCTTAATTGTAGATGTTGAGTCATCTATTGTTCTTAAAAATGATTGTATATCTGTATTTGTGCTACCACCTTCCGTATCATCTATGTAGAGAACTGTCGCTGATGTGAGATTCGCATTATTAAATTTAAGCACCCCTGCACCAGGATCACTATCTGCTGTGTTTGTGCTAAATGCGTACTCGAAAGACGCTCCACCAAAAGTACCCTCTGAACCTTGAGCACCAGTTGAACCTGTTGCACCTTGAGCACCAGCAGCACCTTGAGCACCCGTGTTACCTGTTGCTCCCGTATTTCCAGTCGCACCTTGATAACCTTGAGCACCTTGTGCACCTTGAGCAGCAGTGGCACCCTGAGCACCAGCAGCACCTTGAGCACCTGCTAATCCTTGGGCACCTACAGCACTAGTTGTAACAACTCTAATCCAAGATGATCCATTCCATCTCCACTTGGTTTGATTCTCTTCGTGAAGATCATTTAATGATGGACTATTTGGAAAATTTAAAGCCATTATATACTTTTTGAATTATTTATGTTGCGATTCCAATCACACCTTCCGCATACGCTGCTTCGATGATTGCTGTAGATCCAACTGCTGTTATTGCCTCTCCTTTATTAATCTTAAAATTTGTATAAAGATTTTGAATTTCTTCTGTTGCAATTCTAGCACGATTTGTGAGTGCGTTCGTAATCCAATCTTTTTGATCCGTCATTACATACTGAAGTGCTTTGTATTCACCTGTGGTAATGCCGACTGTATAACTTGTATGTATCATTTTAAAAAGTCTTTTGATTATTTATCCTACTAGGTGTCCACTAAATTTAAAATAATCTGAACCACCATAAGCTTGAGCAGAATTATCATCGGGATCAAAATAAACTCTTGCAGTATCGTTTACATTCATATATTTGTAGTATGTGTATGATGCGTTTGCCCCATATTGATTAGCATAACCATTATTATTACGATCTATTCTTAAATGAGCATCATTTCCTGAACCAGTTTTAGAATTATTAATATGCAAGTAATATCTAAAAACTGTGGCTGTATTATTAAATGCTATTGAAGATATGTGAAAAAGATATACCCCTGCAACTGATGCTGTAAATACACCATTGCTACTATTATAATCACTACCAACATTAACATCAACAGAACCAAATACTACATAAGAATTAGATTGTACATGACTTCCATTCACTACCGCTTGGAAACAAGGTTGATTAGGCATTCTCACACCACCATTTGTGGTATGAAGCACAATATTACCTGAATTAGATTGAATCCCTAAATCAGCACCACCACCTCCATTTGTACCACCAGATCCGATGAAACCGTGACCAGTTCCATCACTATTAGTAAACAGTAGAGCTTTGTTAACAGAACCACGACATCTTATATACGCATCTCCGCTACCATTTTCTATATGAAGTAGTGTGCCAACATTTGTTGTTCCTCCAATAGAAAAATATCCATTTGCATCAATGCGAGTTCTTAAATCATATGAACTTCCATTATTATACCAAACATCATAATTACTTCTTGTAGCAGAATCATTTCCAACAGCCCACTCAGTGCTATCATGTGTATTATCATATAATATAAAATTATCTCCTGTAGTTACTTTTAATCTTAAGAGACCACCAGCAGAAGTGCTTGTAGTTCCAGCAACATGCAATGTATTTGATGGAGAACTTTCATTGATACCAATTTTATTATCACCAGTTGCAGTTAAAGGACCATTAGTTATTCCACCAGATGTGGAAGGTCCAAAGTATATTTTATTTGCACTTGCGTCTCTTGCAAATACACCAATAAAATTATTTCCAGCAGCATTAGGAGTTAAAAAACCTCTGTAACCTGTAATTACTTGGTTCTGTGCATGGAATGAGCTTCCTGAAATTGCTGATACATCTACACATAATGCAACAGTTCCACTATTACTATTTGGATTTCCAACCATTATGGACTTATAACTGTTGCTATACCCATAATTCTTTACTGCTAATGTTTGTAGAACATCTGATGAGAGTTTAATATTGCCACTTGAGTCGATGCGAAGTCTTTCTGTCGCATTAGTATGCCCATTAGTTGATCCTGTAGCAAAACTCATGTACCCATTAGTACAACTAGTTGCTAGAACTAAACCATTTTGATCACCTGATAATAAACCGTGTCCAATTGAACTAACCTCTATTCCCCCATCTTGTTTGAATACTAATGTTGGGTTGTCTCCTTCGTCATTATTATCAGTATCTGCTTCTATGATTAACTTGGCATCACCACTTGCTCCTGATGAAACAGTTAGACTCGTGCCATCAAAAGTTAAGTTTGATTCGCCAACTAAATTAGTTCCACTACCACCAGTTATGACTCTATTATCTGCATTACTTGATATCGTTGCTGAACCTGAAGGTCCTGTGGGACCAGTTGATCCTGTAGCACCTTGTGCACCAGTTGGTCCTGTAGGTCCTGTTGAACCAGTAGCACCTTGAGCACCAGTAGAACCTCCTGAACCTGTAGCACCTTGAGCACCAGTTGATCCACCTGCACCTGTAGCTCCTTGAGCACCTGTTGCTCCTGTCGCACCTTGAGCACCTGTTGCTCCTGTCGCACCTTGAGCACCTTGAGCACCTGTTGGTCCTGTAGGTCCTGTAGGTCCTGTTGATCCATTATTTCCTGTCGCACCTTGAGCACCAGTTGCTCCTGTAGCACCTTGAGCACCAGTTGGTCCTGTAGCACCTTGAGCACCTGTGCTTGCAGATATTCTCTGCCAGATTTCTCCATTCCATTTAAATGAAACACCATTAGCGGTGTATGTATCATTCACACTAGGACTATTTGGAAAATTAAAGGCAGCCATTATCTACTTTTTTTAGTTATTTATGTTGTCTTAATAGCGATCAAGTTTGTTTTCCACGCTGCCTTTACGCTATCTGTCCATACAGCGTTACATACAGCTTTGACTTCATCAACTATATCTGTTACTCCATCTGGTTCTTTTGTTAATGGATTCTCAACAAGATTATCTGATTCATCTAAAGTGCCTGGATCAAGAACAAATCTATTAAAAGATCTTGTGAGTTCTGTTCCATCTTTTTTGATGACTGTAGCTTTTCGGACCTGTACTAGTTTGTACTGTCCAACTATTTCTATTTTGTCGTATTCTATTGATTCTGAAAGTGCCATTAGGGAAGTCCTCCGAACTAAACTGGTTTAGGCATTTTTATTTATTCTCAGAGGGAAGAGGTCTAGTCTCAGTATCTTTATTAAGATAATCAATACTGTTATTGATTTCATTTAAAATACTTGTCTTCTTACTATCCAAATTTGTCCATGATGAAATATCAGAACTTGTGATAGTAGAAAATCCTATAAAATTGGATGATGCTGCATCAGTACAATTGAAAGACCCAGTAACTTGATGTGATAGCATTGAACCACCATCATCAAATGATCCATCATATGTATAGTTAACAGTTTTGATTACGTCTGTTAAACTTCCTTCATCCTTCACCTCTACATCAGTGACTGTGAATGTAAAATTTGTATTACTTGTTGTTGCTGTGCTTATCATAGTTAATTTGTTGGCCAAGGTGCTGTTGGTGGTGTAAAGTTTGCACCATTATATCGACAAACATGAGTCCATCTTACATTATCTACGTACATTTCCTGATGTTCATTTGTGTGATCAGTATTTCTTCCCATATAGCAATAGCTAGGATTACCACCCTGAAAAGTCATATTTGAATTTGTTGCTTTTAGGGTTCCATTCACATAAAGTCTAAAGTCATCAGCACTATCATCAAATTCCCATGCAACATGCATCCAAGCATTATGAGTTAAACCACTATTTGTGTTTACACCAGTACCCTGACTTGAATAGAAATACATTGAAGTCACTGAGGAACCTGGACTATATCCTTTAAATGTTCCTCTATTACTTTGACCATCAGCAGTTAATACATGATAATAACTTGTAGATGTATCTACAACTTTTACATAATATTCAAAAGTCCAATCAGTATTATCCAATCTGAAATCACTAAGATTACTCTGAATATTTAGATAATCACCTGAGTTTGAACTACATAGTCTCAATGTATGAGAATTACCAACTGGACTTGTATGATTTGTACTCATTTGTGCGTTGCCATTAAGAGACAGTGTGTGTCTAGCAGCACCATCTGTTATTGATGAAGCACCCTCTATTAAAAGTTTAACATCACTCCAGTATGGATCAATTCCTACGTCTGTATTTTTCCAATTAGTTCCATTATAAACTTTAATTCTTTTATCACTGGTATTAAAATACAACTGACCTGTTGAAGGACTACTTGGATTAGATGAAGCGGTTGGAAGAACGCTTGGACCACCTGCTCCTTGAGCACCTGTAGGACCAGTTGGTCCTGTCGATCCACCTGAACCAGTAGCACCTTGCGAACCAGTCGGTCCTGTAGGTCCTGTGGGTCCTGTTGGTCCTGTAGGTCCTGTGCTACCACCAGACCCCGTTGCACCTTGTGCTCCTGTTGAACCAGTTGCACCTTGAGCACCAGTTGATCCTCCTGAACCTGTCGCTCCCTGAGCACCAGTTGATCCTGTGGGTCCTGTAGATCCAGTTGCACCTTGAGCACCTGTCGATCCACCTGCACCTGTAGCACCTTGAGCACCAGTTGGTCCTGTTGATCCTGTTGCACCAGTAGCACCTTGAGCACCAACAGCACCTTGAGCACCAGTAGCACCAGTAGCACCCTGAGCACCAACAGCACCCTGAGCACCAACAGCACCTTGTGCTCCTGTAGCACCTGTCGCACCTTGAGCACCCTGTGCAGCGGTGGCTCCTTGAGCACCAGTAGGTCCTGCTGATCCTGTAGATCCTGTACCACCTTGAGCACCTGTTGCACCAGTTGCACCTTGAGCACCTTGAGCACCAGTAGCACCTGTTGGTCCTGTTGCTCCTTGAGAACCTGTTGGTCCTATAGGTCCTGTGGATACCTCCACCCACTGATTACTATTACCATCGTTATAGTAAGCCGATAGTATACCAGAGTCAGAATCCCACCACAAATCACCAGCATCAGGACTACCAGGTGCACCAGTGGACATAGTTAAACCTGCATCATCTCCCTGAGCACCAGCAGCACCTTGAGCACCTGTCGCTCCTGTGGGTCCTTGTGCACCAGTTGCACTTACCCTTTTCCAAACAGTTCCATCCCACTTGAATGAAACGCCATTCTCGGTATGAACATCATTAGTATTTGGACTATTTGGAAAATCGAACGCAGCCATTATCTACTTTTTTTAGTTATTTATCATAAGAAATTTAATTACCTTCTTACACCATGATAATAATCCACACTAGAAAATCTAGATGCAACAGAGACACCCTCTACCCAACCACCAGCAAAAGATGAAACATTTGCAGTGCTACTAAATTCAACTCTTATCACATAATTAGTTCCTGATACTGAACTTATGTTCACATCACAATGACTTGCTGCTTCAGAATGTTGTTCTACAACAGTTTTTGTAACGTTTTGAGAACCACCACCATTATATCTGTTTACACCAAAAATAATTTTGTTAGGTCGAGTATGTGCGTCTGAAACTGCTTGAAGACGAGTAAAATAAGTAACCTCAAAACCTGCTTGATGGAAGTTTTCATCAATATCAATATCTACAATGGTTTTATTTGTAGCGTTACCTGAGACCGAGTTTTTATTCACACTAAAATAATGTTTGAAAGCTTGAATATTGGTACCACTTTCATTACGAATTTGAAATTGGGGATCGTTTTCTCCACCAGCATTTATAGATCCAGCAACAGTTAAAGCATCTGTTGCTGTAGTTGTTGCTATACCTACGTTACTTGTTGTATTAATACCTGTGCTATTTGACTGCCAGACTGTGAGACTACTAAGAACACCAGCATTTGCATCTACCCACTGATTACTATCACCATCATTGTAGTATATTTTTAATTGACCAGTATCACTCTCCCACCATAAATCTCCAGCGTTTGGACTTGATGGTGCATTATCCGATATTGTGACTGTCTCTGAACCACCAGATGTTTCTACCCACTGGTTACTATCAGTATCAGAGTAGTAAATAAAGAGTTCACCAACATCACTATCCCACCACAAATCACCACCACTTGGACTACCTGGTGGATTACTGCTTACGGAGACACTCGCTCCACCGCCACCGCCACCTGATGCACCTTGAGCACCTTGAGCACCTTGAGCACCAGTTGGTCCTGATCCACCGCCACCGCCACCAGCAGCACCTTGAGCACCCTGAGCACCAGTTGGTCCTGAAGCACCCTGATATCCTTGAGAACCTTGAGCACCTGCTCCAGCAGCACCTTGAGCACCCACAGCACCTTGTGCACCAGTAGCTCCAGAAGGTCCTGTGGGTCCTGAACCAGCAGTAACTGTAATTGTTTTCTCTGCACCATTACCTGTTGCAGCAACACCATTTCCTACAAAATTTAAAGTTGTTGCCTGTGTTGATAGGGCAGATCCCTCATCCTTAACAGTAACACCTGATGTAAATGCAGCACCGTCTTGAGTTAGATTTCCTGTAAAGTTTATATTACCGCCAACGTCTAGGTGATATTGGGCAACTGTAGTTCCTATCCCAACTTTACCTGATGTAAAAGATATATTGTATGCTGTTGTTCCTACACCCACATTCCAAGGGTTTACACGAACAACTGTATTACCAACACCTGCTGCACCCTGATCCTGCTCAAGGTATAACTTACCGTCGTATGTATTAATTGCTAATTCGCCTAACTCCAGTTGAGTTATAGTCGGCACTTTATTAGGAGTCGAAGATCTCCTAATCCTAATTTTCGGATCAGACATTATATGTGTTGGTATTTACCATTAGTCAGCAGTATATACTGCTGTATTATTTATCAAGTACAATTATTCCTTCTTGGACGATATAAAAACAAATTTTCTTGCTCTGGTTTCATCCACTCTTTTATTTTTTCATACCTATCTTTATCAAAAAAATCCTGAGAGAAATACCATTCCTCCCAAGATTGATGACCTTTATTTCCATTACATGATGAACAACAACACACTACATTTTTTGTGAAGTCTGCTCCTCCTTTTGATCTAGGAACTACGTGATCTATTGTTAAGTCACTGTCTGACCCACAATATGCACACTCATAATCCCATTTTTCTTTTATCTTTCTCCTCCATAATCTTTTTGCTTCTGCTGGACTCGTTGTTTGTAATTCATACAAATACTGATTGGGAGTAGATAGAATATCCATATAGGATTGTAACTACGAATATTTATGTTGAAGAATAATTCTTTAGACTTGCTTTATGATCTGCATCAAAGATCTCAAGTCCCTTGTCGGTTAGAACATGATTATACATCTTTTCAAATACTGCAGGAGGCATAGTAACTATATCTGCACCATTAGCAAATGATTGAGATACACTATTCACATATCTAATTGAAGCAGATAATATTCTGGTTCTATGAATTGATTGCACTCTGTAGACCTCATCTATATCTTTGATGAGTTGTAAACCTGCAATAGAGTTATCATCAAGTCTACCAACGAAAGGAGAAACATATGCTGCTCCTGCCTTTGCTGCAAGTATTGCTTGTGCAACGTCAAAGATCAAAGTTACATTAACTCTAATTAAGTTCTTCACTGATAGTTCTGCACAGGCAAGTAAACCATCAGGTGTACATGGTACTTTAATTGTTGCTGATTTAGCAAACTTAGTTGCTAATCTAATTCCTTCTTCAATCATTTCGTTGGAATCACCAACAACTTCCATACTGATATCTCTTAAACCAATATCTTCTAACTCTTTGTATACATCTTCTGGATCTCTACCACTTCTCTTAATTAAAGTAGGGTTAGTGGTTATTCCATCTATAAGTCCTGTCCCATAATATTTTTTTATAATCTCAGTTTCAGCAGTATCTAAAAAAATCCTCATAACTTCTGGTAAGTGCATGTAATTATAATAGCATAAAAATTCAAAAAATCAAATGCCCTGATCCTTTTGTTTTGAAAAGAACTCTTTTAATGATGATTGTAACTGTCCTTCATTTCTTTTTGGTTCTAACTTGTTGTATCCCTTCATCTTTTTCCATTCATTATGCAACGCACCTAGTAACCATGCTTGTGAAAGACTCTTAGGTCCGTTCTCAAGTAATTCTAGATACCTTTTATTTGTTGTGTATCCTTTATATTCTTCTCTCCAATTGGAGTCATCATAAAGTTTGTTAGTCATCTTTTTCGTAAGTGTAAGTTTTTCCTTTTACTTGTGTTTCACCTTCTTTACTTTTACCACCTGGTTTCATTTTACCTAGTTTGATATTTCTCTTTGGTAATCCACCCTTTCTACTTCTCTTCAGTGTAGCATCACCGCCACCTTTTGTCTGAACTATCACAGAGTCCTGTCCATATTTCTTACCTAATTTCTTGACTTCCTTCTTGAACTTTCTCTTACCTTTCTTACCAGAAGTCACAACATGACTTCTTTCCTTTACCTCTCTCTCCTCTCCTGTCTTTTCATCCTTTTCAGAATAGCGACCAGTTACTTTAGTAGCACCTTTACCAAACTTACTACGAACATCACGATCTAAACTTTTAGCTCGTTCTCTGTTTTCCTTATTAGACTTATCACCACGACTTGCAGAAAGCACTGCGACTCCTCCTTTGTCGTGCTTTGATTTGATACGGCTAAGACTACTTTCGTCCAACCGAGAACATTCTAGCACAAAATCTGAAAAAGTCTTCATCTTATTATCGTTTTTTAATATTTATCATTTATAACAAAACAAGAAGTCATTCACTAGGGACTCTGATTTCTCTGCACCAAACTTACCAGACAGGTATCCTTTCACTGGATCTAACTTAGTCATGTAAGTATCAAAGTCTTTGTACACTGAGGTATCTGTACCACTTGGTTTTGCTTCATCAACCATCTCTTTATACTTAAGTAGGTACTCTGTGAACATACCTAAGTAATCATCGACCTCACTCATGGTGCAATACTGAATATAAATGTTTTCAGAAAAATGATTACCTGGTTCAAAGAAACGATAGTCTCCCTTACCTTTTGGTAATCCATCAACTGAGAACAAATAGTTTTCAGTAGGATGTTGGAAATCAAATACTATGATGACCTTCTTATCAAAGAATCCCATCAGATCCATACCGAAGCATGGTAGATTAGATCCTGTCTTTGGGTAGATTATATTATTATAGATGCAACTCTTATCATTCCAGATCTCAACCTCTCTTGCTTTTATAAAGTATTGATTAGTGTAAGTTCTTGCTAGTAATGATGTTCCTTTACCTTCCCACTGTGCCCAGACACTCCCTGCTGCACCGTGTAATGGGAAGGTTTCATGTAATACCTTTTTATAATTAGACCATATGTTCATAACTCTGGGAAATCATAAGGTCCATTCAACTTTTTTTCAAAGTCTCTCTCATCCAATACCTCATTTATTAATTGTTTTAATTCTTCTTTGAGTGCATCAGATATTAAGTTGACCTGTGTAAATTCAGCAGGACGTATCGCTGCACGTTGCTCTTCGATACTTCTACCATCACCTTTACCTGTCCCATAGGACATTCCTTGGGTGTCGATTTTCATGATTATTTTTATTTCTATTATACACTAATTTATATCATAGTCAAGAACCCTTATAGGCAAAAAAATACCCCGAAATTTTTTTCGGGGTACTTGGAATCAAAAGGTGAATTTGAAATTAACCGATTGATGGTGCGGATAAAGCAACCTCTGTAGTCTCAGCAGATGCTAAGTCTAGTGGGAAGTTGTGTGCATTTCTTTCATGCATAACTTCCATACCTAAGTTTGCTCTGTTTAAAACATCACCCCATGTAGGAATGATCTTTCCGTTAACATCAACTACAGACTGGTTAAAGTTGAAACCATTTAAGTTGAATGCCATTGTGCAGATACCCATTGAGGTTAACCATACACATACAACAGGGAAAACTGCTAGGAAGAAGTGTAAACTTCTTGAGTTGTTGAATGAAGCATACTGGAAGATTAATCTACCAAAGTAACCGTGTGCAGCTACAATATTGTATGTTTCTTCTTCTTGTCCGAACTTATAGCCGTAGTTTTGACTCTCTGTTTCTGTAGTTTCTCTGATTAGAGATGAAGTAACTAAAGAACCGTGCATTGCACTGAAGAGACTACCACCGAACA